TCATTCACCATCAGCGCAGTTTAAACAATGAAGATATTTTTTTCCAATAACAAAGAAAAAAATTCAGTGCCTCAGAGCAAGCGATTACGAGTGCAGGCCACAGGCATACTGATTAAGGATTGGCGCAATGTAGAATTGCGTCAAGTAAACAACAACATTAAACCCAAGGAGTAATCAAATGGCAACATTAACAGGACAATTAGGCCAAGTGAAAATCGGAAACGATTCAGCAGGCGCAGAAACGGCCATAGCAGAAATCAGATCATGGACAGTGGAAGTAACCAAAGAAGTGATTGAAAACACAGCTATGGGAGATGTTTCAAGAACTTACTTGCAAGGTCTGCAAGACTTTACAGGATCTATGGAAGTGATCTATGACACAGCTCACACCACAGCAACCAAAGCGTTTTCACCAGAAAGCAATGACGACTTGTTTGTGGACTTTATCACCAGTTCAGCATCAGGCAGTCAAAAGTTTTCAGGACAAGTGATTGTGACATCAGTATCAAGAACAGCAAGTTATGATGATCTGATCACTGCCACAGTGAACTTTCAAGGCACAGGCGGCATCACACTAGGCACAGTATAATAAGGCACAGGAGCAACCAGACTATGTTGAATGTAAAAATAACAAATGGTCCCAAGGCAGTGCGAGATCTTCAAAAAGATTTGGAGAAATACACTGCCCAGGTTGCTCAAACTTTCTATGAAGAGGTCAAACGGGCCACACCCATAGACAAAGGCAGAGCAAGACGCGGTTGGAACTTATACCGCAAAGACCGAGTATGGCATGTGAATAATCGTGTGCCATATATTAATGTTCTTGAAGAAGGACACAGTAAACAAGCACCTAATGGTATGATAGAACCTGCCATTAGACAAACTATGAGGAGAACCAAATGAGTATATTAGACAATGCCAAAGGGCATTTTAAAGAAAGATTAGCAGGCGGATTAAAAAAGATCACTGTGGATGAATGGAAGACAGATATCTATTACAAAACCGCTTATCCTTTTGCAGTGGAAAGCAGAATCATTCAATTGCAACAGGAAGGTAAAACTGTGGAAGCATTGGTGGAAACCATCATTGCCAAAGCATTGGATCCAGAAGGCAAACCCATGTTCAATAAATTTGACAAGTTCACATTTATGAATGAGATTGACCCTAATGTGATCTTAAGAGTGTGTGGCGCCTTAAACGCTGCTCCGGAGTCGGTTGAGGCAATCTCAAAAAACTCCTAGAGGACACTGAACTGCTCTTGATCTGCAGAATTGCGGACAGGTTGGGCAAAAGCATTGAAGAAGTTATGAACTTCAGTGTCCTAGAATTGAGCACGTGGAGCGCCTATTACAAATGGGAGTATGATCTGGAGAAAAAAAGATCAGACTCTATGAGTACAAAGAGAAGAAGATAAATGGCACCGACCACAACTACTATAAATGTAGAAGTCAAGGATAATGCCTCCAAGGTTTTACGAGACATTGGCAGCAGTCTTGGTACCATTGGTAAATTGGCGGGAGTTGCATTTGGAGTAAAAGAAATTGCTCAAGCATTAAACAGTTATCAAGAATTCAGCAACAGAGTAAAAAATGCCACCAGCAGTGTGCAAGAATTCACAGCGGTACAAAGTGCTCTAACCAGTGTTGCTATAAAAAATTATACTTCATTGAGCAACACTGCTGATTTGTATGCTAGATTAAAATTAACCACAGGCGATTATAATATAACTCAAAATGATTTAATTAAATTAACTGATACATTAACAGCAAGTTTTAAAATTAATGGTGTGAGTGGTCAAGCGCAACAAAGTGTAATTGATAATTTAGGAAAATCATTTCTTAAAGGAACCATTGATGGCAGGGACTTCAATCAAATATTAGCAACTGCTCCTGATATTTTAAAAAGATATTCTCAGGCCACAGGATTAACTATTCAACAATTATACAAATTAGCACAAGAAGGCAGATTATCTTCTGAAGGATTAATTCAAGCATTACAACAAACTGCTGCTCAAGCTGCTGCCACTGCAAATTCACAAGAAGCAACACTGGGACAAAGTTTATCCAATCTAAGCACACAATTTGTTTTAACCATAGGCAAGATTAATGAGGCCACAGGATTCACTCGAGGGTTGTCCATAATATTGGATGGTTTAAGCAAAAATATCGATGCTGTGATTTTGGGTTTAGGAGTATTTTTTACAGTGTTGGCAGTGGGCAAAATTGTTGCTATAACCACAGCAGTTGGAGGTTTGACTAAAGCTTTTATTGGATTAGGCGCTGCAATTCGTGCAATACCAGGCGTAGGCATAGTGGCCGCATTGTTGAGCATTGCTGCTGTGGAAGGTTACAGAATATATGAAAATCTTACAAAAGTAGAAACAGTTTCCAACGCCATTGCTGACAACTGGATGGATTATTTGGAAACAGGAACTCAAATAGATGCTGTAAACAGAAAAATATTAACTGACTTTGACAAATATGTTCAAAAAATAGAAAGTGCATCAGAAACTAATCAAAGACTTAGAGACATTGATCAAGCAAGATTGTCTCTTGGCAGACAATTAACAGAAGAAGAACAAAAAAGATTAAACATTGCATTAGATCAAAAAGAATTAAGAGAAGCAGAAAGTAAATTGCCGGCAATTATTTCTCAAACTAGAGGAGCGTATTCAACTGGCAGTGCTGAACAACAAGCATTACAAGAAAAATTAAAAACTCTTCAAACATTAAGAGATAATGATATTGAGAATGAAGCAACATATCTTAGAGATATGATGATTCTGCAAGAAGAATATGATCGTAAAAAATTAGAAACAAATCAAAAAACCATTGATCAAATGGTCAAACAAATTCTTGCAGGCAATGCCAGTGCTATACAAATACAAAAATTAAGCGATCAAGACAAAATTAAATTGGCCATGAGCACTGGTTTAGAATTATTGAATGAAGCGGGTCAATACAATAAGACTGCTTTCAATGCTGCCAAAGCATTGGCCATATCAATGGCCATAATCAATGGTATAGATGCCACCATTAGTTCATACAGAACAGGCAGTCAATTGGGAGGACCTATATTAGGAGCAGTGTTTGCCGCGGTAACTGCAGCATCCATAGCAGCTCAAATTTCTAAAATAAGAAGCACTCAATACACAGGTGCTAGACGTCAAGGTGGATTGGTGGGAGAAAATCAATCATACTTGGTGGGAGAATCTGGTCCAGAAATGTTCACTCCAAGTTCATCAGGCAGAATCACACCCAATGATCAAATGAGTCAAGGTGTCACTGTGAACTTCAACATCAGCACAGTGGATGCAGATGGTTTTGATGAAATTCTAATCAATCGCAGAAGCACCATAGTGGGCATAATTAATGAAGCAACCAACAAACGCGGCAGAGTAGGAGCTACACAATAATGGCCAACATAGGATATCTTAACGGAGTATCGGCCACACTGGCCACAGACATAGGATTCACAGCAGTGAATTTTCAACAGCGCAACATCACCAAGATCACACAGACTGCCAGTGGCAGATCAGTGCGTGTGAGCAATGCCACCACACTGTGGGCAGGCACACTGCAATTCGTGCCAGGCACACAGGCAGAATACAGACCCATACAAGCATTCTTTGCCAAAGCACGCGGACCTCTCAATGATTTCTATGTGCAGATACCAGGCGTGAGCAATTTTATTGGCACTGACGGCACGAGCACCATGCAAGTGAATGCTGCCGCTGCTGCTGGTGCCACATCCATCACAATTAATGTTGTGAGTGGCAGCACATCCATAGTCAAAGCAGGCAATGTGATACAATTTGCCAATCATGACAAAGTGTACATGGTGGTGACCAATGTCACAGCTAATCCAGGCAACAACACATTCACCATAGAACCCCCTTTGGTCACAGCAGTGCCTCTTACCACTGCGGTCACATACAAAGATGTGTATTTCAAAGTGTTTGCCACCAACGAGTTGCAAGAATTTCAATACACCAACAATGGATTGGTAGCAATGAGAGTGGATGTACAGGAGACCGTTTAATGACTCGCAGTTTATCTGCCAAGCAGAACACATATCTCGCAGGAGACTCTTTGATCAGTGTGGTGTTGTTGGACATCACCATGCCAGATGCCAGTGTGACCAGATACACAGATGCACCTTTCAACATCACTTTTAATTCAAACTCCTACACAGCACAGGGTGAGTTCTTAAGCATCAGCGAAACAGAAGAAAATGCCGACCTGCAAATTGTCAGTGTGACTCTGCAGATCAGCGCACTCACGCTGGCCAATGTGACTGCCTTTGCTGTGAGCAGTATTATAAATCAACCTGTCACTGTGAGAAGAGCATTTTTAAATTTGACCAACAACCAACTGGTTGGTGACTCTGCAGGAGACAATGCAGTGATCATATTCAAAGGCAGAATCAGCGGTTACCAAGTGGCAAATCAGGAAAACACAGCAACCATTTCATTAGAAATCAGCAGTCAGTTTATAAATTTTGACAAAAAAGCAGGCAGAAGAACCAACATAGGCAGCATGCAGATTGAACATCCAGATGATTTCAGCATGGAGTTCAGTGCTACCACGCTGAAAGATATCAAATGGGGCAAAGCATAATGCACGACATACGCAAACTCAAAGCAAAAGAAATGCACCTAATGAAAGATATAATCAAGCATCATGCTGCCAGTGCTGAATTGGGCAACCATGATCCGCTGGACGAATCTATTTGTTTTGAAAATTTTAGGATGGCACTGATTGATCCCAACTTTGAAATATTTGTGTGTGAGCAAAATAACGAAATAATTGCTTATGCTGCCACTCAATTAACACAAAAATTATACAACAACATCATCATAGGCAATGTGGTGATGTTTTTTGTGCGACCAGATGTGAGAAGCAAGACACTGTCAGACCAACTGTGGCAGACTTGCGAAGACGAATTTTATGCAGCAGGCGCAACCATTATGCAGGCCATGTGCATAGCTCATACCGCAGAATTCAAACCCACAGTAGCATTTTTAGACAGAGCACAATCATTCTATCGCAGCAAGGGTGCTGAATGTGTGGGTTACATTCACATGAAAGGATTGGCATAATGGGTGGCATAGGCAGAGGCATAGGCAGAGCAATTAAAAAAGTGGTAAAAAAAGTCACAGGTTTTGTGGGTGACTTCTTTGGATTCAATATCAAACCCATGGGTGCTCCTGATGTGGGTGGTGGTGCAGAACAAGAGCAGGGAGTGCTGCTCAGCAAGACAGGCACCATAGAAGGCATACCTGTGATATACGGTTACAGGCGAGTGGGTGGCACCTTGATATTTGTGGAGACCAGCGGCACCAACAATGCTTTTCTTTATGCTTGTTATGTGATCTGTGAGGGTGAGATTGCTGGGATTAAAAAAATCTTTTTAGATGACAACACGCTGGAAGCACCTGCCAACGGCGCTGCCATGTATCCTGCGGAAACGCAGTTTGAGGTGGGTGGTAGATATTCAGGCAGAATAAAGATGCAATTTTTTATGGGCACCGAAGGCCAAGCGCAAAGCAGTCTGCTGAACGAGTTACCATCATGGGCAAGTAAAAAACGCACCCTGCCTGGTGTGGCCTACGCTGCAATGAGATTTGAATGGAAACCCATCAATGATCAGGCAGACGCAGACAACAATCCTTATCAGGGCGGAGTGCCTAGATTGCAGTTGGATGTGCATGGCAAAAAAATTTATGATGTGACCACACATACCTCAGGCGCTCAACTCAGCGCAGTGTATGGCAGTCTTACCAAAACCTACACAGGTTTGGAAGGCACCAATCCTGCCAATTGTTTGCTGGACTATTTGATGAATCCTAGATATGGTTGTGGCATCAGCAGAGATGAGATTGATGCAGCAAGTTTTAAGACAGCAGCTACCAAACTGAATCAAACAGTGACCTATTTTGAAAGCACCACAGGACCCATCATGACCTGCTGCGCTGCACTGGACAGCAGAAGCAAGTTGCTGGACAATGTTAAAATTCTTATAGGTGGAGCTAGAGCAATTTTACCTTATGTGCAGGGCAGATACAGACTGATAGTGGAGGATGGTGGGCACCCCACAGACATCACCAGCGCTGTGGTGACCACTTCATATGATGTGGATGTGAACGAAATTGTGGGAGGCATCACACTCACAGGTGAAACCAAAACCAGCAAGTACAATCAGGTGATTGTGAACTATGTGGATCCCAACAGAGATTTCACAGTGCAGCAGGTGTTTCACAATGTTGCACAAGATTTAGCAATTGACGACGACGAACCTTTGTCTGGAGAGTTTACATTTGGCACACTCACCAACGAATACATTGCCAAAAACATGGCCAGATACATCTATCTCAAAAGCAGAACACAGACCGGCATTGAATTCACTGCCACACAGGAATTGATCAATCTGGTGCCAGGAGACATCATACGGATCACTGACACTGTGCTGAATTTAAATCTAAAAACATACAGGATCATCAACATGAAATTGAATGTGGATGGCAACATTGGTATATCTGGCACAGAACATGTGGCCACCATATATCCTTATGTGAGAGGCGATCAGCAGGACAACCCAAATCCTACACCAGATCCTGAACCAGTGCCCACGCCAATAGATCCACCACCCACACTACCACCAGAAGTACCACCACATGTGTTTGCATACGCCACGCCAATATTACCCACAGGTGTTGCATTAATTTTTGATGCTGCTGATCCTGTGATTAGAAATGATCCTGCCAACACCGGTACTTTTGCTGAAGGTTGGAGAGAAGGTGCACACATACTGTTTTTTCCAGTGGGCAGTGGCAGTTTACAAAGTGGCATACAGTTGATTGCTGCGCCAACAAATGGTTTGATCACTCATGTGAGATTCAGAGCATTTGACAACAATAAAAATGAAGTAAGAATCAATTGGAACACAGGATTATCCTATCCTCAAGGTTTTACATTTGGTTCCACTGACTCAAAAGGCCAAAGACTGCCAGCTGGCATTCCCAGTTTTATCATGAACAAAAACCTTTTTTACGAAGTGCGTGGTGTGGAATACATACAGGGCAAAGAAAAATTGTACAATTTAATGCTGCCAGCTGTGGCAGAATTTTTTGGATACTGGGCGCCAGGACTGCCATACTCTTCATTAACACTCATTGCAAAACCTTATGGATTACAATTAAAATCAGCAGCGCAGGCAGTGGGCAGATCTTATCCTTTGTTTGATTTAGAGTATTTTGTAAATTATCTTGCAAGCACCTACGGAGCAAACACTGCAGGTTCAACCAATCTAGGAGCATAGATGCCAGGCACAGGATATTTTGACATCAGCAACAGTGTGTATGTGACCAAGGGCACTCAAACATGGAGCAGTTACGCCACATGGACTGCATTCACAGAATGGTCTGGCACACCCAGCAGCACACTGCAGTTTACCACACAGGTGTATGATTTAGGTTATGTGGATTTTGTAAACACTTTGTTGAGCATCAGTGCCAGTTTGCCTGCCAGCACCAACATCA